ATAGAGTGATCCAAGGATCTACCAAGCAGAAGAATGAAGTACTCCAGGAATTCCAGCAGGGCACCGTTCATGTGCTGATAGTCCAGCCCAGGACGGTAAGCATGGCCGTGGACATTTCAGCAGCTAGCAACTTGATTTGGTATTCTTCTGACTTCAACTACGTGACGTATAAGCAAGCTTCTGACCGTATCAAATTGTCCCCTCAGAAGCCGAAGGTGTGGTTCCTCTGTGGTCGAGGGTCTGTTGACATGGACGTGTGGATTACCCTAGAAGAAGACCACACTCACCTGGAAAAAACTATCGCTCGTATTAAGCCCAGAAACCACCTTCTTACTTAGCATTTGCGTTCCAAGTGGATGTGTGCTATAATCGTTTCAGTGAGGAGCACAAGGCACTCACACTCACACAGAAAGGTGTACCACTATGGTATCCAAAGCCCAGAAGGCAGAATCTACTCCTACTGACAAGGACATCGTGGATGCTGGTATCAACCGGATGGTTGAAGCCCTAGGTATTGATGTACAGAAAGCTCGCTATAAGGCTATGCGAGCAATCGCATGGCAAGCATTCATCGAATACATCGACGAGGACATCTTTGATGACCTGGTTGAACGAGCAATCGTCAACGCTCCGGATCTCCCCTCTGGCTGGGAGCTAGCCCGTCCGGTGGCTAAGAAGGATGCTAAACCAGCTACTAAGAAGTCCTCCAAGAAGACGACCAAGAAGCCTTCTAAGAAGGACCCTAAGGCACCTCAGCCTCAGCTAGAAGACTTTGAAGATGAAGATGTAACAGATGTGGTATCTGAGGGTCTTGATATTGTGCAGGTCCAAGATGCTCCGGAAGCACTACCAGAGCAGACAGTCCTCTCCCTCACGGAGGATGAGCTGGAAGCACCCGCCACCCCACCCGCTGCTGGGCAGGGTACAAAGTCTACGCAACGTCGGCGCCGGATCCGTCGCACTCGGTAATATTACACAGAAAGGACTATGAGGATGAAGGTCTCAATAACGCAGGATGCAGAAAGGCTCACTGCCTACTTAGCAGGCAGGAAGGACCCAATAATCTGCGATATTGAGACTACTTCCCTCACCGTAGGGAAGGGGCGGATTCTCTGCATCGGATTCGCCCCCTTACGGAGCAAGCAGGTAATAGTCTGGATTCCCAAGAGGCTGAAGGACATCGCAAAGCTCCACTTATCTAGGGGGGTATTCCACAATGCGCACTTTGACCTACGGTGGCTACGCCATCATGGGGCTACCGTTCGGTGCGAGTGGGACACTATGCTTATGGCTCATCTACTAGATGAAAATTCCAAAATCGGTCTGAAGAATCTAGGGATGAGGCTCCTGGGGTATAGTGACTGGACTCTGGGAGAGATTAGCCATCTTACTAGGGTTAATGACGCATTATGTCAGTACGTAGCTAAGGACGTCTACGTCACCAGAGAGCTGATGCACTATCAGCAGCGTCAGTTAAGACGTCACCAGCCACCTGGAGGTAATGCTGAATGGGTCATGACCAATATCTCACTCCCAGCGATCCAACCGCTCACCCAGATGGAGGATAACCGTCTACCCATACGGATGGACCGACTGAGTGTGGTCTCAGCAGAGATCACGGAGCAGCTCCAAGCCATAGACCACACACTAGATGCCTCCATCCCTCCTAGGGAGCAGTGGCCTGACTACCTGCAAAAATCTACCCCCAAGTGGGGCAATACCAACTGGACCCGATGGTGGTTATTTGACCATATGGGGGCTCCTATAGTATCCCGGGGGAAGTCTAGCAAGCATTGGCCAGAGGGGAGTCCGTCCCTGTCGCAGTCTGCCTTGGCAAAGCTCACACATCCGGCGGCTAAGCTCCTCCGGGATCGCAGCACGCTACATAAGCTGCATACTGGATTCATAGTCCCTCTACGGGACCGGTCTGTAGACGGGCGTGTGCCTACCAGCTTCCGCCTGACAGGGACTGTCACTGGCAGACTGAGCAGCGCTAGCCCTGCTCCGGACAATCCTGGGATCAATGCTCAGCAGATTCCCCGGGATCCCCAGATACGGAATCTTTTCGGTGATCCTACAGACCTCTGGATCGAAGCTGACTACTCCCAGCTGGAGCTAAGGGTCGCAGCTGTGCTCGCTGGTGAGCCTACTATGCAGCGGCTATTCCAAGAGGGTGTGGACATCCACACCTACATAGCTCAACGCCTCACTGGTGAGAAGGAAGTGACCAAAACTCAGCGGACCTTAGCAAAGGGCGTGAATTTCGGATTCCTCTATGGTATGCAATCTAAGCACTTTGCCAACTACCTACAAGAGAATTATGGCCTTATCATTTCTCCCACAGAGGCAGAAGAATTCCGCAGGGAGTACTTCCGGACCTTCAACCGATTGCCAGAGTGGTACCGTGAACAGCGACGATTCGCCATAAATCATGGCTGTGTGGTCAATGCATTTGGACGGGTGCGCCATCTACCCAAGGTCTACAGTCCTGACTTTTGGGTCCAAGAAAATGCCTTCCGTCAAGCTATCAATTCACCCGTGCAATCCACCGGGAGTGACCTAATGCTAGTAAGTTTAGCTCGTTTATCTGGGGATTTGCGTTTGCGGCGTTTTGGGGCTAAGCTTATTACTACCGTGCACGACAGCGTATGCCTCACCGCTCCACGTAAGCACGCACGGAAGATAGCCCAAATTGTCAAGTCTACTATGGAAAAGGCAGATGATCTTTGTGAAACGAAATTCCAGCTCAAAGCGGACGTCACGGTCTCCCGCTTCTGGGGAGGTGACCCCCTTGCCACCTACTAAGCGGGGGGTGTGTGGTTGGTGGCCTACTACAGCGCAAGGCGTCCCCGTGGTCACCCAGAGTATGGTTAGCAGCTTTGTGGGCTGTCCTAGGGAGGTATACTACAGCACTGTGCTTGGGCTACGTCCGCGCATTACTAGCAAGCCGCTCACTCGAGGCACATGGATCCATTCCCTGCTTGAAGAGCGTGCTAATGGTCGAGATTGGCGTACAAAGCATGCTGAGCTGACGGAGCAGCTCCGATCAGAATCTTTTGACGAGGTGGTTATGGATTTAGCTACCGAGTGTGAGAATATCATGCTCAGCTATGAGTATGTGTACCATGATGATGAGCTGGAGCCAATCACAGCGGAGATCACGGTGGAGCGACCTTTATTCCATGGCAAAGCCCTATACCGAGGACGGATAGACCTAGTGGTGCGGGATTCTGTAGGTGATGTATGGCTTCTGGACCATAAAACCCATGCTCAGCTCCCTGAATGGCGATACCGAGAGCTATCATTCCAGAATTACAGCTATCTATGGGCATGTCGCAAATCCCCAGAATATCTGAAGCTGGGAATTCCTCAACCGAAGGGATTCATCTATGACTATTGCAAGACTGGAGCCATCCGCACGCCTACACTGACAAAGACAGGTCGACTCTCTCGGACTCTGAAGCCCATTGGCACCACCTATCCGGTATTCCGCAAATGGCTGCTAGATAATAATATGCTCTCCGTAATCCAGGGGGAGGATATGCTTAGCATTCCAGACCCTACGGAGCGTCAGTACGTAGCAGACTTTCTGGAGGAACTACAGAATCGCACTTATACCGACCTATTCCGTCGTGACTATATGTGCTTTACTAAGGAGCAGGCTACACGTCAGCTCAAGTCATTCTTCACATCTACTAAGCGTATGCTCAATTACCACTGGGATGATCCTGACCGTGTGGAGCGCAATCTGGCACAATGTAGCGGGTATATGTGCAGGTTCAAGGACTTGACTGTGGCAGACCTGATCCACGGATCTAGCACCCTAGAGCAGCAAACCCGGTACACGACCACACATGACCCCCTAGACTACTACCCTAACCAAAGAAAGGATGAGACTAATCAATGATCTACACTATCTATGGTAAGCCTAAGGTAGGCAAGACCACATTCTCCCTGAAGGGAGCTCCCCGAGGGAAGACGGCTATCATCAATGCGGACGATGGCCTTATTGGCACCGACACTTCAGGATTCACCGTAATAAATGACGTAAGCGTGTCCAATCTGAATCGTGAGGTGCTTAGCCCAGCATTCCTCAAGAGTCACACCCATGTGGTCGTAGACACAGCTACTGCCCTGCATGAGCATATGCTCCATGCTATGAGCGGAGGTAAAACCCCTACCCTCAATATGTGGGGGGCTGCTAACCAAGCTCTGGCCACACTGATCCGAGGATTGAAGGGAGAAGGCCGTAAGGTCATCATCCTCTGCCAGGAGAAGTTGGTGGCTCCTACTGAAGACTGGGTCAGTGAAGATGATGATGAGGAGGTGATTGCGTCTGTTACTCTTGATCTGCCTCAAGGGGCTGCACGATCCTTGATTACGATGTCCGATTGCATTGGTCGTCTGTATATCGCCAATGTCAATGGCAAATACCGTCGGCGGCTCTGGCTCACACCCACACCTGGTGTGGTCGCAGGAGCACGATCTGCCGAATATAAGGGGCGTCCGCCCTTCTTACCCAATCCCAGTGTAGAGCGTCTGGATTCTCTGCTCGGCTGGACCAAATCCTAAGAAAGGAAGCCATCATGGCTAAAAAGATCACTATTGACTTCTCCAAGACTGAGGAACGCTCCTCATGGAATACTCGCAAGATGCCCATTGGTCTCTACCGGATGCGCATCGCATCTGTCCAGCAGACTGAAGCTAAGGACGGCACTCCGATGATTGTCTACGGCCTTCAGCCGACTAGTCAGCAATTCCGGACTCGTCTGCTCCCCCTCTACTGCAAGCTCCAGCCTAATCAGCCCTGGAAGCTTCGGGA